GCACAAAGATTATTTAAAATGGGAGATAAAAAGGGGGCTAAATTAATATTAACCGCATTAGCTACTTCTATTCCAACGATTGCAAAAGCAGCGGGACCTGTAACTTTCCCTTTAACAGCAATTGATATAATAAAACTATCAGAAGATTTTGGACCAGGCATTGTAGAAAAAATACAAAGTGGTCTAGATACTGTGACAGAACCTGTTACAAGTAAAATAGCAGAAGCACAAAGTATGTTTGAAAATATGCTTAAATCAAAAATGAACCAAGGAGGCATGATGGATATAAACTTCATGACAAGACCCATGGGTTACAAAGACGGAACTCGTGATGGAACTTTAGTGGGAGACAAAAAAGAAGAAATACCCGTTAGAGAAATTGTAAGAGATGAACCTGAGGGTATTATGGGAACTTTAAAATCTATTTTTAGTAAAAAAGAAGCAGGAACAATTGAGAACCCTTTACCTTTAAGCATGGTTTTTGAGCCAGGAGTTAGTCAAAAGACTTTGATTGATGAAGGAGCTTTTATAACAACACCTGATGGTATTACATTTAAAGCAACACCTTTTATGTTTGATAAATATCTAGGAACAAAGTATGTAGAAAATAATACTTTTGGTCAAAGAGATGATGTAGAAGTAGAATTTAGACCTAAGTATATTACATCTGCAGAAAAATCTTTTGTTAAACCTGGAGGAGTATTTGATCAAATTCAAACTCCGAGAAAAGAAGGTAGATTTACAGAAATGAATCAAGGTGGTATCATGGATATAAATCAGTTAACAAAAAGAATTAGATAATGGCAATAGAAAAGAATAATCCAGACGATCAGATTGATATTAAAATAGAACCTGATTCAGCAAGAGAAATCCAACAACCTTTGATGGAAGGTGACGCGATGATCTTGAACGATGGTTCAGCGATCGTTAACCCTGCAGAAGATACCTCGGAACAAGGAGCATTTAATGCAAACCTTGCAGAGTTAATAACTGAAGATGAATTAGAATCTTTAGCTGCAGGACTCATGAGTGATTATGAATACGATAAAGATGCAAGATCTGATTGGTTAAAATCTTACACAGACGGATTAGATTTATTAGGATTTAAATACGAAGATAGATCAAAACCTTTTGCAGGTGCAAGTGGTGTAACACATCCTTTACTTGCAGAAACAGTCACACAATTTCAAGCACAAGCTTATAAAGAATTATTACCACCAGAGGGTCCTGTGAGAACACAGATTGTAGGTGAGATAAATCCACAAGTAGAAGAACAAGCACAACGTGTCAAAGAGTTTATGAACTATCAGCTATCTTATGAGATGGAGGAGTATGATCAAGAATTAGATCAAATGTTATTTCATTTACCACTTGCAGGTAGTTCGTTTAAAAAAGTTTATTATGATGCCGTAAGAGGCAGAGCAGTATCAAAGTTTGTACCAGCAGAAGATGTCGTTATTCCATACAATACAACAGACATGGAGTCTTGTGAGAGAATAACTCATGTCGTTAAAATTATGGGTAATGAACTTCGCAAGAAACAAGTCGGAGGTATGTATCGTGACATAGATATTTCTGAAAGCCCTGTCGACAAAAATGATGCTAGTAAAAAATATGATGAGTTAGATGGCGTAACAGAAACATACAACGCAGAGGACATTGTGTTGTTAGAGTTCCATTGCGATTTAGACATACCAGGTTTCGAAGATAAGAACGCGACAACAGGCGAACCAACTGGTATTAAATTACCTTATGTGGTCACTGTTGATGAAGGTTCTGGAAAAGTCTTATCTATCTATCGCAACTATGCAGAGGGAGACTTATTACGAAAAAAGATTCAATACTTTGTTCATTACAAGTTTCTGCCTGGCCTTGGCTTTTACGGCTTTGGTCTCATACACATGCTTGGCGGATTATCAAGAACTGCAACATCAGCCCTCAGACAACTCATTGATGCAGGAACTTTAGCAAACTTACCAGCAGGTTTCAAAGCTAGAGGACTGCGAGTCAGAGATGATGATGAACCTCTACAACCAGGAGAGTTCAGGGACGTGGATGCACCAGGTGGAGCGATCCGTGAATCCTTGATGTTGATTCCTTACAAGGAACCAAGTCAAACTCTTTTTGCATTATTAGGATTTGTAGTAGATGCAGGTAGAAGATTTGCATCTATAGCAGATAATAAAATGGGCGAAGGTTCACAGGCAAACCCAGTCGGAACAACAATGGCTATCATGGAACGCGGCACGAAAGTGATGAACGCTATACATAAAAGATTACATTACGCACAAAAAGTTGAATTTAAATTATTATCTAGAGTGTTTGCAGAGAGCCTACCTCCTGAGTATCCTTATGCTATACGTGGTGGCAACAGAATTATTAAGCAACAAGATTTTGACCAACGTATTGACATACTCCCAGTATCTGATCCAAACATTTTTTCTATGGCGCAGCGCGTTACTCTAGCGCAAACACAATTACAAATGGCGTCGTCCAACCCTCAGATGCACAACTTACATGAGGCATACAGAAGAATGTATGAGGCATTAGGGGTCAGGGACATAGATATGCTTTTACCTCCTCCTCAACAACCTCAACCTGAAGATCCAGGGATAGAAAACGCTAAGTCATTACANATGTTAGCACTAAAAGCATTTCCTGGTCAGGCACATCAAGCACACATAGATGCTCATAGAGCTTTCATGAGTTCTTTTTTAGTTGCAAATAACCCACCTACCATGGGTATATTGCAGGCACATATCTCTGAACACGTTGCATTATTGGCGAGAGAAGAGATTACAAAGAAAAATGCACCTATTATCGAACAAGAAGCACAAAAAATGGGTGGAATGTTGCCTCCAGAGCTCTTACAACAGTTTCAACAACAAAATGAACTTGAAATTGCACAAAGAATTACTGAAATAACTAACGAATTAGTGAATGAAGAGCAAGAAATGATGAACAAAGACGAAAAAGACCCACTAATTAACTTAAAACAACAAGAATTGATGCTTCGAGCACAAGAAATTAAGCAAAATAGAGATTTAGCAGAACAAAGGCTAGATTTAGACCTAGAAAAACTTAATTTTGAAGGTAAAAAGCTAGAACAAAAAGATAATATTGACAAAGAACGAATACAAAGCCAAGAAGATATAGCAGATTTACGCGCAGAAGTATCTTTGGCACCAAAAAGGGGTTAATAATGGCAAACGGTAAACTATCAAAGGATATAATTAAAAAATTAATAAAAAAATACAGAAGACAGCCTGGAACTAAAGTTGGAGACCCAAGAAAAATATCGCAAATGTTGAAAAAGGGTGCTAAGATGCCTACATATTTAGCGAGTAAAGGCGGACATGTTACAAAAAAAAGAAAAACAAAAAGAAAAAAAGCTTAGTCCAAAAGAAATTTTAGATGACGCTTTTGATTTTGCAACAAAATATCCTAATGATCCTATGGTCGTCAGTGCTTCGCTAATGGTTGTTGCAAAAACAATTTATTTAAATTTATTAGGTCCAGAGCAAACTCAAGTCATGATGGATGCCTTTGCTAACGGCATTGACAACTATGAGGTTAAAAGAATAACTTTACACTAATGGCTATTTGTAAAAATTGCGGGCATGAGTGTCATCATACTAACGGTGGATCTTGTCATTGTGGTTGTGCAAACTGTGAACATGATATACAAGATGCGATGGATAAACTTACTAAAGTTTTGACGATAAATGAAGGTTATGAATATGATGTTTTATTTGAACCTGATTTTACTCTAACAGAAAACTAAGGAGGTAATATGTGTGAATATTGTAAAGGCGAATGTCTTGGATGTTAGGAGGTTAACATGAAATTATTAAAAGACACATGGCAATGGATTAAAGAATGGAACGAGTGGGGCATGAAAGACTGGATTAAAGCTGGTGTGATTGCTGCAATCGCTATTGCCGTAATATCAGGAATGGCTGGCTAATGCTAAATTTATTAGTAAAGCCCTTACTTGGCGTCGTCGCTGACGGCGTCAAGGGCTTCGTAGAGACAAAGAAAGCAAAACAAGAATTAGCTGTTACTGAAATTAAAGCAGCTAAAGCTATTAAAGAACAACAGATCGCAGGAAAAATTAGCTGGGAAGCTAGTGCTGTTGATCAAATGAAAGGGAGCTGGAAAGACGAGCTAATTTTAATATGCCTGTTGGTTCCAGCGGTGGCAGTCTTTATACCTGGATGGACTCCACATATTAAAGCTGGTTTTGAAGCTTTACACTCACTCCCTGATTATTATAAGCATCTCTTATACATCGCCTGCAGTGCGAGCTTCGGCATCAAGGGAGCAAAAGGTGCTATGGGTTTAATAACTAAAAAGAAATAAAGAATGGATGTAATACACCTTGTAGATAGAATCTACAAAATAATTAGGACTAGACAAAATCAAATAACTCAGTTAGTAATTAGTAATCAAGTCAAAGATTGGAATGAATATCAAAATCATTTAGGTCAACTTGATACACTAAACTATATTGAACAGGAACTCACGGACCTGCTAAAAAAGAAACAGGAGCAAAATGAGTAATTTAATTTTACCAATGCACGTCGCTAAAGCTGTGCAGAAAAAGAAAAAAGAAGAAGAAAAAAAAGAAGAGAATAAAAAAGAATTATCAAAATTACCCGAACCTACGGGTTGGCGCATTTTAGTATTACCACACAAAGGTGCAGGCAAAACTAAAGGCGGAGTCTATCTCTCAGATAAAACCATACAAGAAACTCAAATCGCAACCAACGTTGGATTAGTTTTAAAAGTTGGTCCCGACGCTTATAATGATAAAGATCGTTTTCCAAACGGTCCATGGTGTCAAGAGAAAGACTGGGTAGTATTTGCCAG